TCTTGGACTACTCCAAGCACTTTAGTCAATCCATTCATAAATGGTGCGGCAGACATAGCGCAAAGAGGAACTAGCATTGCCGCTAATGCTGGAGTTATTTACACATTAGACCGATGGGCATATAACTGCACTGTCGCAACCACTTGCACTGTCAGCCAAGTCGCTGCTAATTTGACTGGGTTTAGATATGCTATGCGTTTCCAAAGAACCGCTGGAACAACTACAACTCCTGCTGTTTATTTGGGCAATTCTGTTGAAACATCAAATGCCATTTTGTATGCAGGAAAAGTTATCACATTCTCATTTTACATCAAAACTGGTGCAAATTATTCTGGGTCAGGCGTAAATTGGTATTTCAATTATGGCACTGGAACTGATGAAAATATATTGACCACTTACACTGGTAATACCACTTTATTGTCTGGAACTTTTGCCGCTAATACAACTTGGACTAGAGTTACAGGAACTGCTACTTTGCCATCAAATGCAACCGAATTTGCAACTTATTTCAATTCTACTACTTCGGGAACTGCTCTCGCGGATGATAGTTTCTACATCACTGGCGTTCAACTTGACCTTGGTTCTTACAACTCCACAACTGCTCCCGCCTTCCGCCGTAGCGGTGGAACACTTCAGGGGGAGTTAGCCGCTTGCCAGAGGTACTACTACCGTTCATCAGCCACACCATCTGGAGGAGCCAACTTCCTCGCACCAATGGGAGCATTTAGCGGTTCAACAAATTTCTCAATTCCATTTATGGCTCCCGTTCCAATGAGAGCAACCCCTAGTTCAACGATTGATTTTTCAACACTTTGGGTTACGGATTTTTCATCTAACTTTGCGGTTACTGCAATGACCTTAGATTCAAATTCAACTAACAACTGCATTTATTTGAATGGAACTATCGCATCTGGAGGAACCATATACAGACCAGCAATGCTTAGAGCAAATGCTTCTTCATCAGCCTACATCGGATTTACGGCGGAGTTGTAATTATGGAAAATGTAACTTTTATAGATGTTCTTCAATCTAGTGGAGAAACTAAAACTTTTGCCATTATTGATTTAGGCAATAGTAATTTTCAATCAATGCTCAAGGCTGACTATGAAGCCAACACACTCCCATCCAACTCTTCTATCCCACAGGCAGGTGCATAATGTCACGCGCACAACTTACAAGTACGGTAGAGCAGTCAAGCGGTGGCGTAGTAGCGCCGTTCTTGGCTGGTAAGAATAAGATTATCAATGGTGATTTTGGTATCTGGCAGCGTGGAACTTCGTTTAGTTTTAGCGGTGGCGGTGCAGGTGTTTATACCGCAGACCGATGGCTAATGAATTACAGTGCAGGTACAGGAACGGCTTATTCAGTATCTCAGCAAGCCTTTACCCCAGGAGCCGCGCCAGTTACAGGCTACGAATCTGCTTACTACCTTCAATGGCAAATGACAAATGCTGGTAGTGGAAATAATATAAATCAAATTGGACAACGCATTGAAGATGTTAGAACCTTTGCAGGTCAAACAGTAACAATTTCAATGTGGGCAAAGGCTGATAGCGCAAGAGTCATGGGATTTTACGCCGACCAAAACTTTGGTTCAGGCGGTTCTTCAACGCAATACAATGTCATATCTAATCCAAGTCTTAGCCTAACAACTTCTTGGCAGCGTTTTACCTTTACGGCAACTATTCCATCGGTTAGCGGTAAAACTATTGGTGCAGGTAGTTACTTGCTTCTTGGCCTTTCATTGCCATCGGGAACAACCTCAACCATTTCATTTTGGGGCGTACAAGTTGAGGCTGGTTCAGTAGCCACTCCATTCACTACCGCCAGCAACACACTCCAAGGCGAGTTAGCCTTGTGCCAACGGTATCTTCCAGCCTTCACAGGTCAAACCGATTACATCGGCTATGCCTACGGAACAAATACTGCTCTATGGACAATCCCATTTGATGTTCCAGCCCGCGTTGTTCCAACTGGAATTACTACAAGCGGAACTTTCAACGCTTTTGCCCTGAACACTCTTGCTGGCGTAACTCCTTCCTTCAATGAGGCAAGTGTGAATTCGGGTTCTGTTCTTGCAGGTTTTACAATTACTGCTGGTCAAGGCTCAAGATTGCAAATAGCCTCTAATGCCCTGCTTCTATTTACAGGATGTGAGTTGTAATGGCTGAAGTAACTATCTATCAAAACACCAACGGCGAAGATTGCGTTCAGATTGTCAATGATGACGGCTCAGTTTGGTCGGGATTGAAGTCAGCCTACGATGCCCAGCAAGCGGCTCAGGTAGCCCCACAAGCCTGACTGGAACACTCCACAGAGAGTTAAGACCTGTTAAGATCGCCCAATGAACCTCGTTCAAAAGGCGGTTGAACAGGGTGGCAAGTTAGCACCCATAGCAATACCCAATACCTTTGGGGGAATGAACCCTTCGGTTTTTATTGATCCTGACGGCGATATCCTCGTTAATGTCCGCGTGGTCAATTACATTCTTTACCATAGCGAGAACAAGCAACTTTACCCCTCACGATGGGGGCCACTTGCTTATCTGCATCCCGAAAAAGATCAGCGCTTAGTCACCGAGAATTACCTAGTACGCCTCAATAGCGATCTAGTAATGACCGATTGCACCAAGGTTGAAATGCTAGAACTGCATCAACCTATCTGGGAGTTTGTCGGTTTAGAAGATGCTCGCCTTGTCTATTGGGATGATTACTACCTCATAGGCGTTCGCCGCGATACCACTACTAACGGTACTGGTCGTATGGAACTGACCAAGATCGCGCTAGACAAGACCAACTGGACTGCGCGCGAGATTGACCGCAAGCGTATCCCTGCACCTGCTCCCGATAATTCGTACTGCGAGAAGAACTGGATGCCGGTACTTGATCGCCCTTATCACTTTGTTAAGTGGTCTAGCCCTGTTGAAGTTGTCGAGTTTGATGGAACACAGACCAAGCAGGTTAGCGTTCGCCAAGGAATCCAGCCCGCTAAAGATCAGCGTGGCAGTTCTCAGATTATTCGATGGGGCAACTGCTACATTTCAATGACCCATGAGGTTGATCTCTTTAAAAACTATCTTGACCAGAAAGACGGAATCTACCGTCACAGACTTTGCGTATATGACGATCAGTTAAACCTTGTTGGCTTATCTAAAGAGTTCTCGTTCCTAGACTTTAGGATCGAGTTCTGCGTAGGTATAGCCGAATATCAGGGCGATCTGCTTGTAAGTTTTGCCGTTGCCGATAATGCCGCATTTGTATTAGTAACACCGCGCGGTATTATTGAGGATCTAATAGCGGAGGCGCTTGATGCTTGATGAACTTATATACGCACTATCTAAAGACCCATTTGACCCACAGTTAAACTTTGAGGTCGCGGTTGAGTACGAGAAGGCAGACCAGATAGCGAGCGCAGTTTCTTTCTATTTACGCACCGCCGAGTATGGCAAAGAGTGGGGCGATGTTTATGTTTATACCTCGCTGCTTAAACTTGCCAAATGTTTTAACGAACAGACAGACCGCACAACAACAGTTTCTAATTGCCTCATGCAAGCAATCGGCTACGACCCTGATCGCCCAGAAGGATTCTTCCTCTTGTCGCAATTCCACGAACGCCAAGGTAACTGGCGCGAGGCTTGGGTTTATGCTCGAATTGGTCAGAATGTTTCAGGCGATGACTTTGGATACAACCCACTTCCGACAGATGTTGGCTATGTGGAGTACGCCTTAGATTTTGAAGAAGCCGTTGCAGGTTGGTGGCTAGGTCGCAGAGATGAATCCATCAGAATCTTCAATGAGTTGCTTTCTATGGAGATCAGCGATGAGTACCGCAAAGCGATAGAGGCAAACCTTGCCGTTATTCTTTGATATTGGTGCCAATCGGGGAGATGCAACAGTAGTTGCGCTCGCTCTTGGCTATAAAGTAATTGCGTTAGAGCTTTCACGCGTTTATAGCCAACTGGTTAGCAATTTTATCTACAACCCTAATGTCGTTCCGTTAAAATATGCCGCATCGGATAAGGACTACCAGCGCGTAGAGTTTTATGAAGCCGAAGAAGATGGATTAAGCACTCTAAATAAAGAATGGCTAACTGCCGACACAATGCCGTATAACGGAAAGCCGTATCGCGTAACTTTTGCTAACACTATAACGATTGACACTCTTGCCAGTATTTACGGAGAGCCTGATTTAATTAAGATAGATGTTGAAGGCGCAGAATGGTCTGTTCTTAATGGAATGATCTGTAAATACAAAATGCTTACTTTTGAATGGACTCAGGCGACCTTAGACGAACATCGAAAGCAACTGCACTATCTAAAGGCTCTTGGATATACCGAAGTCGCTCCACAGTTTATTGAACCCCATTTAGATCAACCTAGTGACTGGTTTGATATTGACCTTGATATTAAGGATTGGCGCGAAAGTAACGCTAGAGAGTGGGAATTGGTTGGGTGGAGAAAAAATGAACTAAGACCAACTGCTGATGTGGGAATGATGTGGGTGCGTTAGGTTTATTGCTACTATTACGCCAGCCTGATTTACGAGAGGCAAACCAAAGGAGCAAGTAATGGGTCTATTAGACCGTTTTGCAAAGGCAGTAGCAGATCAATTAGAGAAGTCACCTAATCTTCCAGTCGGTTCAGTTACTATGACTGAAACACAGATGCGCAATGCGAGTAATCAAGCAAACAGTTACGGACAATCTGCTGCACTTCCACGCGACCCTAACATCGCTTCTGTTCCCTTCTCACAAGGTATTCCTATTGTTCCGGGCGGTATTAACCCACTTCAAGATCGCGGTCGTCCTGACCCACGCCGTTATGAATTCCAAGTTGCACAGAACATTAACATTACGGAAACACGCCTTGTTCCGTTTAAGACACTACGCGCAGCAGCAGATCAAATTGATATTCTTCGCCGTTGTATTGAAGTATTAAAATCTAAAGTTACTTCTCTTGAATGGGATGTTGTTCTTGGAGAAGATGCCGCAGAACAGTTAATTACTGAAATGGGTGGAGCAAAAGCACAAGCACTTGCTAAGGCTCGTGAACAATTCAATGGAGATATCAATAGACTTCGTCAGTTCTGGGAAACTCCTGATCGTGCTAATGGTTTAATTTTTACTGACTGGTTAAATATGGCACTAGAAGAAATCTTAGTGCTAGATGCTTGGACAGTATGGCCTCAACAAACTGTTGGTGGAGATTTACTTGGACTTCAGATTCTTGATGGTTCAACTATCAAACCACTTATTGATGATCGCGGTATGCGCCCATCAGCACCACATCCTGCCTATCAACAGATTCTTTATGGCTTCCCACGCTCTGAATTTTCAGCACCAACAGAAACAGAATTAACTGATGGAGAGTTCAGTTCAGATGAACTTTCTTACTTAATCCGCAATCGTCGTACAAATACAATCTACGGCTACTCTCCAACCGAACGCGCATTACCAGTAGCCGACCTTTATCTTCGCCGTCAGCAATGGCTTCGCGCTGAATACACCGATGGCGTAACTCCTGAACTTCTTATGAAGACAGATGCTAACTTTGGTAATAATCCTGATCTATTGCGCCGTTATGAAGATATTTTTAACAATGATCTAGCAGGGCAATTAGAACAACGCAAGCGCGTTCGTTTGCTTCCTGTTGGTATGGAGCCAATTCAGTTTGATGGTTATGGCGAGCGATTTAAAGAAACATTTGACGAGTATCTTGTTAATACTATTTGCGGGCATTATGGCGTTATGCCTTCTGAGATCGGTTTCTCTCCTAAAGGTGGACTAGGTGGTTCAGGTCATCAAAAAGGACAAGCAGAGTCAGCAGAAGTAATTGGTGCTATTCCTCTTGCCAACTGGGTCGCTCGTATGATTACTAATCTTTCTTATGTGTATCTTGGTATGCCACGCGAACTTGAATTTAAGTTTATGGAAAGCAGTAGAGATGATAAAAAAGAACGCGCCGAAACATTGCAGATTGAACTTCAGACAGGTGCTATTACGCTTAATGAAGTCCGTTCAGAAGCGGGTCGCTCTCTCATCGAATCTCCTGAAGCGGATATGCCAATCGTTGTTGTTGGTAATACTGCTTATTTCATTACTCCTAATGGCGCTGTTCCTTTCGAAAGTTCTCCGAATATGGACGAACAAGGAATGGTTGAAACACCTGAAGAAAAGCCAGCGATAGAAGCACCAGTCACTCAAGCAGTTAAGGAGATGAAAGCGTTTATTCGTTGGCTTCGTAAATCTCCTGACCGCGAGTTTAAGTTTGAGCATGTTGAAGTTCTTTATGCTGATGTTCTAAATAAGTTTATTGGTGAACAGGATTACGATTCTGCTCGCTGGTATGCCGAGCGTTATTTAGCATAAGTGAACGCACTATGGCGACAGATGCACGGAGCCAAAGTTCGTTTATCTGTTCAACACGCGACTCTTATTCAGAAAGCCTTTAAGGGTTCTGTTGATATTGACAAGGTAGTGAAAGAGTGGCTTGATAACCACTTTACTTCGGAAGTAACAACTCAACAGGGTAGGGATTGGGCGCGTATTCACGTATTCGTTGATGACTCTAAACTGAATAAAGCGTTACGAATTATTTACGCAGAAGCCTACGCATTAGGTAGCGATATGGCTCTTGCCGCTATTGCTTCACAAATGCTCGACAAAGCATCAAAACAAGACTTGAAACAAGCTTCTAAAATCGACTGGGCGAAATGGAAGCCCGGCAATAAAGCAGCGGCAAATATGTTGAGTCCTAAAGGCGGATTATCAAGTTTAATGGACTCGCGCGCAGTAACACTTACTGGTATTAGAGGGACTACTGTTGATCGTATAGGAACGGAACTCGCTAGGGGATTGAAAGCAGGACTACCGCCTAGAGAAGTGGCGCCAGCAGTAGAGGGCATTTTGGCTCCCCTCAGAGAAAGAATTGCCAGCGATTTAGGTGCAAGTTTGACTGGATTGATCTCAGATTCCCAACGAGCATTAACGATTGCACAAACAGAAATGTCTAGAGCCGTATCGGTTGCTTCTATGCAGCAGTATGCAGATACAGGCGTTGAAATGGTTGAGTGGTTAGTCGCTGACCCTTGTGACGATTGTGCCGAAAATGCCGATGCCTCACCAATTTCACTTAACGATTCTTTCCCATCGGGCGATACGGAACCACCAGCGCATCCAAACTGTATGTGCTCAATCGCGCCTTATGTCGTTGATACATTAAATGTTTCTGATGCGTTATCATAAACCCACTAACTGATAGGATAAGCAAATGTCACAATCGACAACACCAGCAAACCCATCGCCGTATCAACACGGAACGATTACAGTAGGAACAACTGCTCAAACTTTGTTTATTGTGCCATCTGGCATGAAACGCGCACACGTTTATATTCGTAACAATAGTGCGAGTGCAACTATTTTTATTGGTGATACAACAGTTGCTTCAAGCGGTTCAACTCAAGGATTACCTATCCCATCAAGCACTACTCAGCCTCTTGAATTTACTGGTGGAACTACCATTTCAGTAATTGCTTCAAGTGCATCAACTTCCGTTTCCTATCTATGGACAGCAGGTAACTAATGGCAACAAATTACGCAACTTCATACGCTGCAATTACTAAAAGCGAAAAGCAAGAAGATGGAACGCTTCTTGTTTATGGCAAGGCAACAGATGACGCTATTGATAGTGATAACCAAATCTGTGATGCAGGTTGGTTGAATAAGGCTATGCCTGATTGGTTCAAGACTGGCGGCAATATCCGCGAGCAGCATTCAAACATTGCTGCTGGTGTCGCCAAGGAACTAGATAGCAAGGCTGATGGTCATTACATTACGGCTCACGTCGTAGATGCATCTTCTGTTAAGAAAGTTGAAGCAGGAGTATTGAAGGGGTTCTCAATCGGAATTCGCGCACCCCGTATTGTGCGCGATGAAAAGGCTGCTAATGGTCGAATTATTGATGGACAGATTGTTGAAGTTAGCCTAGTTGATCGCCCTGCCAACCCCCACGCCAAATTAATGCTGGCTAAATCAGATGGAACGGATGTAATTCAAGTGGAAGAACTAATCGAACAAGAGTTGCCAGCAGCAGAAGTTGTTGAAGCAGAAGTTACTGCCGAAACAACAGAAGTAGTCGCTGCTGATGCAGAAAAGCGTGCTTATGGTGAAAGCGCAGAAGTAGAAACAGATGAAGGTACTTACGACTCTGCTGGTCACGAAGTTGCAGAAGCCGAAGGAGATAAGCCAATAGATAAGTCAAGCGATGGTTGCACTTGCGCTGGTTGTATGAAATGCGCTGCTGACGGCGGTTGCGATAGCAAGATGTGTAAGGGCTGCACAAAGTCTGAACACAAGTCTGCTTCTATTGATAAGTGCTTAGAGTGTGGTTGCCACAAGCCAGCCGATAATCACGGTCGCGCAGATGTATCGACTGCTGAGATGGTATCTCCAACAGATACACCTAAATCAACAATTACACCTCTCCCAACAATCGAACGCGTTGGCGATGTTCAAGATACAGAAATCTTCGAAGAAGAAGATTCAATTAAGTCTGCTCTAAGTGCCGTCGATGTTGATGGCATTATTGAGAAAGCCGTAAAGAGTGCTACTGATTCCGTCCGTAGTGAGATTGATGTAGTTGTGGCTGCAAATAAGGCAGCACAAGAAACCATCAGTAAACTAGAGACAGAACTAGCAGCGGCAAATCAAAAGGCAGTAAGTGGTGGTCCTAAGCGATCAACTATCAAGCCAGCAGAAGTAACTGTTAATGAGTTTCTTCTAAAGGCTGCACAGTTCCGCGAAAAGGCTGCTGCAACAACAGACCGCGATCTCGCTCGTGGTTACCGCGAATTGGCTTCGGACTTTGAAGCAGATGCCGCAAAACTAAACAACAACTAACCTCTTTACGAAAGGAATACCTAATGGCACTAACAGCGCCAAAGGCTACTGATCTCTTCGGAGATGCAGAGTCACCAAAGGCTGCCGCTGCTGCTCACGAAGAATACGTGGCTGCAATCGACAAGTCTGCTCAGGCAGTTGTTACTGACCCATCTGCTCTTATGCAGATTATGGGTGGTAACGGAATTAAGTTTGATTCAGTTAATAAGTCAAGCGATTCAATCGCACAGTTGGAAGCACTTGTTGCTAACAAGTCACTTTCACCTGATGCAGTAGGTTCACTCAATGCGGCTCTTGCTGCTCAGCGTGTCGCTACAGATTCGATCAACAAGGACATCAGCCTTACAACACCTCTTTCAACTGCTTTCGCAGCATTTGATCTTGAAGCACCTGCAAAGTTGCTTACACCTCGCCCAACACCACTCCGTAACAAGATCGCTCGTAAGAAGGGCGTCGGTACTTCACACCGCGTAAAGCGCATCACAGGTTACACAGGTACAGGTACAGGCGGACAAGGTAACATTTGGCCGGGAATCACCGAAACAACAACAACCGCATTTGGTTCAATCAACTACGAGCGCGGATCAAAGATCGCTTACACTGCTGACGATCTAGTACTTCCTTACAACTCATACTCACTATCTGATAGCGTTTCATTCGATGCTAACTTCTCAGGTATGGGATATCAGGATCTCCGTCAGTTGTCCTCAACATCTACTCTCTACGCAACAATGTTGATGGAAGAGCGCATGATGCTTATGGGTCGCGGAACTGCTTCAGGCTACTCAGGCGCACTTGCTGCTCCAACAGTAACTCTCGCTACTGCTGCTGCTTCAGGTACACAGACAGGACTTGGCGCTGCCACTTACTATGTCTATGCAACTTCTGATGCTGGTTCATTTGGTGAGTCTGTTCTTTCAACAGTCGCTTCACAAGCAGTTTCTGCTGGTGGCGTTCTCACAATCACAGTAAGTAACGTAACTGGTGCTCTTGCAACCAAGATTTATGTTGGTACTGCTACTGGTGCTTCTAACGCTCACTATGTTGGTCGCATTAGCGGTCTAACTGGAACACTTCAGGGTTCTGCTTCAACACAGACTAAGGGCGATAATCTCGTCTTTAACACAACTGGAACACTTGCTTCAACAATCTCTGCTGATACATCTGCTTACGCAACAGGATATGACGGAATTCTTCCAACTGTCCTTGGTGCTAACTCAGGCGCAATCAATGAGATCAACTCTGTATTCTCAACATCAAATCCTGGTGTCGAATATCAGAATGTCTTCGCAACACTATGGGATTCTGTTAAGGCTGATCCTGATGAGGTTCTTCTCAACGGCGCAGATCGTAAGCAGTTGTCTGATGCAATCAAGAACGGTTCAACCGCTAACTACCGTATCAATCTTTCACAGACTGATACTGGTGACTATGTTGGTGGCGCAGTAATTGGTGCGCTTCATAACGAGATCACAGGCAAGTTGGTTGATCTTACTGTTCACCCTTGGCTTCCACAGGGTGTATCACCAGTTCTTTCCTACACACTTCCAATTCCAGACACAGAGGTTTCTGATGTATGGGCTAACGTGATGGTGCAGGACTACATGGGTATTCAATGGCCTGTATCACAGTTCGCCTACGAATTCTCAACTTACTTCCGTGGAACATTCTTCTGCTACGCACCTGCTTGGAATGGTGTCGTTTCAGGTATCGTTTCTGCTTGATTAAGTAAAAGTTCAAGAAGGGGCGCGGACTAATCTCTGCGCCCCTTTTCTTCTAGAGAGGGCAAAGAATGTCAAAGTTAATTCCACCAAATCACGGAATACGCGGAGTAGATGTTCAAACAACGCGTGGCACTAAGAAAGTAAATATAGGCAAAGACGGATTACTTAGCGTTAATAATCCAAAGACTATTAAGGCATTGAAAAAAGAAGGCTTTGTTGAAGCGAATCTCAGTTCATATTCGATAGGCGACCAAGATCGTGGCTATAATTGCACTGCTTGTGGATTCGGCAGTTGGTTTAAGAAGTGTGGGCGCTGCGGTCATGATAACGATAGATTAGAAACGGATAGTTCAAATGGCTAGTGCGATTGCCCCAAATACAGAACAATTCAGCGTTCCTTATTTGACTATTAATGAATTCAAGAGTGCGCCTACTGCTATTGACTACGACAATCTAGTAGTCGGGGGCAATCAGGCAGCCCAAGATGCCGAACTCACTAATGCCATTACTCGCGCTTCCTCTTGGATAGATCAACATTGCAATCAAATCCTTGGTGCTACACAAGACACAGAGCAACAAAGAGGTCGCATTAAGTCAGATGGCACTATTCGTTTCCACCCAAAATACAATCCAATTATTGCTCTCAATTCTTTTGCTTATGGCACCGACCCAAATAGCCTTGTAACCGCCACAGACCCCTCTAAGGCGTGGTTAGAAGAGGGAGAGGTTATATTCCCTTATGCCAGTTTGACCGCCTCTTACAGCAACCAAGGACCCCTGCAATTCGGTATGCCGTCAACTCCTGGACGTGAAATATTCCTGCGTTACAACTATGTGAATGGCTACGCTAATTCAACTATTGCTTCAGCAACGGCAGCCGCAACTTCCCTGACGGTTACAAATGCAACTGGAATTGTTGCTGGGCAATCTCTTAAAATCTATGACGGTTTATATTCTGAAAATGTAACAGTTGATACTTCTTACACATTTGGAAGCACAACAGTTCCATTGACTTCAACACTTGCCTATACGCATACCGCAGGGGTCGCTATCTCGGCTATGCCAGCAGCAATTAAGCAAGCAGCAATTCTTGTTACAACTGCGTTTCTTAAAGTGCGTGGAGATAACTCTTTGGTAATGGACATTTCTACACGCGGTTCAGAGGCAGGAGCAGCAGCCCGAAACATTGCTTCTGATCTTTCTTTAGCCGAAGACTTGTTGAAGCCGTTCCGTAGGATTCGTTAATGGCTTCATCTCGTGCCGCAGTTCGATCTGCTATTC